AAGGCTGGAAAAAAGCTTTTAGCGTTTGGGCTTTCACAAGCGATAAGCAAGTCGTGCAATGGGAACGAGCAGCATGGGGAGAGCTACAAGGCTTTAAATCCATGTGTGAGAAGTTCTGGATGCAAAAGGCAGCTAATGAAGGGCAATTGCCTTGCTTTAGATACTTAGGCTCAAGAGGTGTTAAATTCGATTCTGGTTTTTCCAGCGAAGTACCTGAGTTTGAGTTTGTTGCTTGGAAACCAAGACCAGCAGAGTTTGTTATTCCTGCATGGGCTAATGATGAGGATGTGCCAGCACCTGTTGCTGAAAGTCCTGTTGAGAAAACAGTGGTAACTGACGATGACATCCCATTTTAATGACAAACGAAGATTGGGCATCAATAGCTAAAGCTGTTGGCTTAGAATTACTTGGCGAACCAAAGTCTGAAACATCGACTGAGGTTCGCTGGGGAACTCATGGAAGCTTTTGTTTGAATAAGCAAACAGGGGGCTTTTATAGCTTTGAACTTGACGAAGGTGGTGGTACTATGTGGCTACTTAAGCACTTCGATCAAGATATAAACGAAACACTTAAACGATTTGGTTTTGGCGATGAGGGAGCAATGTCTGACGACATTCATTTTATCTCCCCCAAAAAAGAAGCACCTTCATCGCCATCTTTAACCAGAGATCAATTTGTCGAACTCTGGTTGCAGGCAAGCATCAAGTTAAAATACTCTGATGACTTTGCAGTGCTGAGATTCCCAGAGGGTCATCCTAGAAGCAAAATCAAATATGCACCTTTTAGCAAACGTGGTGATCTTTGGTATATGAAACGCCCAGAGGGGCTTATGCCTTTATATCTATCAGATAAAAGATCAGATAAGCCTGTGCTGCTTGTTGAAGGCGAGAAAGCAGCCCTAGCAGCCGAGCAAATATATGCTGGTCAGGTTGCTTGTCATCATGGTGGCTGTAAGGGCTGGGATAAAACAGACTGGTCAAGCATCTATGGTAGGCAGGTTTACATATACCCAGATAATGACGAAGCTGGGCTCATGTTTGCACAAGAGATATCCACTTATTTAAGAACCAATGGCTGTGAGGTAACTATTGCAAAACCTCATGCAGATATGCCAGAAAAAGGTGATTTACATGAAGCTAAAGAATTGGGTCTTTACAGCGATTCTGATGCTCTTGAGGACTATATTAAAAACACCCCAGTAGACAGACCTAAGGGTGCTTTATATTTCGAGAGAGCTGATCTGGTGATGTCTCAGGTGGATAATCCTGATTGGCTTATTAAAACAGTTGCAGAAAGGTCTAGTTTGCTTGGTATATTTGGTGCACCTAAGTCTGGAAAGTCTTTTGTGGCTATTGCTATGGCAGCAGCTATAGCTAATGGTTCTGACTTTTACGGACACAAGGCAAAACGTGCTCCAGTGGTTTATCTATGTGGCGAGGGTAAGCGTGGGGTCAAGCGTAGACTTGCAGCGTGGAATCAATCAAAGGAAAGCTTAGATGGTGCTCCTTTATTCTTATCTAATAGAGGAACACGAATACTTGATCCAGACGAATATTCCAAGCTTATAGCAGAGCTAGATATGATTGCAGCTCAAGAAGGTGAGTTAAGCTGCATCATATTTGATACGCTAAACAGGAACTTTGGTGCAGGCTCAGAGAACAGCACTGAGGACATGACATTGTTTATTAGTAGGATGGATGAGCTTATCCACAAATACGAAGCTGCTGTGATTATCGTCCATCATACAGGACACTCATCTAATGGCAGGCAGCGTGGGAGTTCTGTGCTAGGTGCATCAATGGATTATGAGTTTAAGATTGAGCGTAATGATGATACCAAAACTGGCGATACCCATAAAACCATGTTTGTAACTATGGAGCAGACTCTTAATAAAGATGGCATGGGAATGGAGAAGATTAACTTTGAATTTAAAGAGGTTGAGCTTCTTGGGTTTGAAGATTTGACCTCTGGTTACTTAGAAGTAACAGATCATGTGATTGAGAAGAAGGCAAAGCTAAAAACCACTCATGCTGAGATTAATAGAGGTCTGAAAAGACTTGCTCTGGATAAGGCGATTGATGAAGGTGGTAATGAAGAGGATTACACTTTTTCCATTGGTGATCTGGTGGGTGTATGCAAGACTCAGGCTGGTAATGATATGAAGCGATCTAACATTGCTCAGTATATTGGTGAGATGGTAAAGGATGAACAAATTATTAAAATTGATGACCAGTATCAGTCAATTGAATACAAAAAAATAGTGAAATTCAGTGATAAATTCAGTGATTAAAAAAGTGTATGTAAAATATGTATGTGTGTATGTAAGTGTATGTAAAATCGTTGAAAAAATGTATGTATGTGTATGTATATCCTAAAGGATACATACACGTACATTCAAACGTACAGACAAAATTTACATACAAATTAAATTATGAAAACTAAAGAAAAAAAACAATATTCTGCTGAAACTATTAAAAGGTTAGAAGCTTATCAAGATTACAAAAAAGAGTTCCATACCAAATGGGGTGATCAACATAGATTGGATAGATTAGTTGGTGTGGACTTTAGGGTTAAGTTTATGAAAGCAGAGCAAATGTTTAAAGCATCAGCACTTGAGAGGAATGATGTAAAAACAGCCAAAATGATTGATATGATGTATCGAGCATATGCAGCTTTAGAAGAAGAAATGCAAACTCTGGGCTATAAACCACTTGAACCTCACATTCGCTGTTTTGATTGGGATGGAGTTATTTGGTATGTTACAGACTTAGATTATGAAGTTCCAAGAGCAATACAGCGATATAAGCATGAGGGTAAAGCTAATTTTATTAGCATACAAGAGCTGCTTAGATGTGTTCCAAAAGAATTAATGGATATGCGACTTGAATTAGCAATAATGTTTGAGGGCAGCAAATTTGTGAGGATAGATAAGAGAGAATCTAATTGTGAAGCTCTAAATGAGAACAAACAAAAAAAAACAAAACTAATTAATGAAAAGTCATATGTTTATCAGGTCGAAGATAATTTAGATAATTTTATAAAAGTATCATTAACACAAGAAGAGCTGAGAAAAGTTTATAATTTTGCAGAAGAATGTATAAATGTGAAAGCAGGTGAAAAACATCATAAACAAGACCCAAATGCTAGAAAAAAAAGATTTATTACAGGTTACAGTGGTGAATTAGCTGTAGAAAAATATTTGGGTAAAAAGTTTATAGATTGGACTGTGGGAAAGTCATCTCATTACAAGGGTTCAGACCTATCTAGTTTAGGTATAAATTTGGGAGTTAAAACTTCAACTTATGGAAAATTTGTTTTAATAGACAAAGAGATTAAAAATTCAGAAATAATTGTAGCAAAGCATTTCAACGATTATGATTTTTATTTATGTGGCATAGCTGATAAAGATATTTTAAGAAAATATCAAGACAGTTCATTGGTTATTGATGAAAATGCAAAAAAAAGAAAATCAGCATTTTATGGTTATAGAAATTTAAAACCAATGACAGAGCTAAAGAAGTGGATTGATGAAAATGTTTGACGTTTTATGGCTAATACCAGTATTCATTATTCTCTGGAGCTTAACCTTTTACTACATGATAGAGGATGACGATGAGCAAAGGTAGCAAACGTAGACCAGAGAAGGGAACACAATACCAAGACAATTGGGAAAAGATATTTAACAAAAAGAAAAGGAAGAAAGATGCCAATAAAGATAAGTAAATCGCAAAAGGTTAGAGACAGACAAACAGGAAGAGTGAGCACCACTCACTATTATGCTAAGTGCACCAGCACTAAAGAGCTAAAGGATATGATTGATAATCCATCAACCAAACCTAAGATCAAACAGAAATGTAGAAATGAATTAACAAGGAGAATGAAATGAGCAAAGACATGGTAAACCATCCACCACATTACAATGATGGTGGAGTAGAGTGTATTGATTACATACAACAACAGCTTGGAGCTAACTACCCTAGCTATCTGGAAGGTAGCATCATAAAATATATACACAGGCACAAATATAAGGATGCCAATATACAGGACTTAGAGAAAGCCCAGTGGTATCTGAACAGGCTCATAGAGCATTACAAAAACTTATGAACATAGATAAAGAAAAACTAAAACAAAAGATAGAACAGGGTAAGTCTAGCCACGATATTGCTATGCAATATGATGTGCACCCATCAACCATCAGACGTAAAGCTAAAGAGTTAGGACTTAAGTTTGAAGCTAAGTCTCATTGGAGAAAGAAATGAGAATTGATATCAGAGATAACATAAAAGAAGTTACAAAGGGTTTAAGCTCAATGCAGAAAAAACAAATACCTTTTGCAACTATGCTTGCATTAAACGATACAGCCTTTGCCTTGCATAAAGCTTATAAAAAACAAACCACTCAAAAGTTTGATAACCCCACACCATTTACACAAAAAGGATTTAGGGTTGATAAGGCTAAGAAAACAAACCTGATTGCTGTTGTCTATGTAGATGAGAAGCGTGAAGATTATATGAAGTTACAGGTAGATGGTGGAATAAGAACACCAAAGAACTCTGCAATAGTTATACCTAACTCTAGCAACTCTAATGATATAGACAAGTATGCATCTGGTAACATCAAGAAGGGTGCATACAACAAATTAAAAAGAAATAAAGATAAATACTTTTTTGGTAAACCTAAAGGCAATCAGGGTAGCGAAGGTATATGGGAAAGATATGGTAGAGAATCAGCAGGAACTTCTGCTGGATATCGGATAAGGCAGGTGGCAAAGCTTACCAAGATGGGTAGATATAAAGCACTATACCCATTTGAATCTATTGGTAATGGCGTGGCGTTCTCAAGAAAGAATGGATTCGATTCTAATTTTGCCAAGCGATTAAGACGAGCATTGGATACTGCACGATGATCGTAGGTTCTTCTACAACACAGACTATGGGTAATTGGACAG